AAATCCGTAACTGTCGACCATGTGGTACGTTGTTTGCTTTACTATATCGCTAGGGTCCATGACCTCATAGCCGACCTGCGGAACTTCTGCTATTATATCTCCAACACTTAGAGAGTGCATGTTTCTGTATTCAATAGTTTTACCATCTCTTACAAATGACTTCATTGTGAAGCCACTTACATGACTATCAAACACAACGTCTTCCATTGTGTCTTCATCTAAGTATTGTTGATTAAGTATTGCAAATACTTCATTTTTGCTTTTTACAGTATAGTCCATATCGCCATTACTAAGACCATTGTATCTGCCATCTACTTCACATACTTTAGTGTAATGAGAAAAATATTCTGGTTTAAAGTTTACTTTTCTGTCGTCGCCTCTACCATGCATAGTTTCCATTTTTGCATGATATAGTGGATATTTTTTAGCGGCTCCTGTGTGTCCGCCTTCGTTTGAATTGACGTAATCGTGTATTTCGTCAGTTACTTTGATTTGATAAATGTTGTATTGCATAAATTTGACTCCCATCTTTTTATTTAATATACAACTAGTATAGCAGATATTTAGATATTGTCAAGCCTTTTTAGTCATAAAAAAGGCGCCTAAAAGACGCCTTTTAATAAGTTTTTTAACCTATGCTGTTGAGCCCAAAGTGTTTTGGATTCTGATCGGTATGTAAATAAACTCTACTGCTTTCACTGGTTGTACAGCGATATCAATGTATAGTTCGTTTCTATCGATTCTAGCCGCGGTGTTATTTGTTGTGTCACAAACTGTAACAAAGTCAAATAATCCACGTTGTTGTACTAATTGAGCTAACAATCTGTCTACAACTACCTTAGCATTTGCTCTTGTAACCTCATCATTTGGCTCAAACAAGAATGGTTTAACTGCATCATCAAGTTGTTCTCTGATGTAAATTACCAATCTTGAAACATTAATTCTATCCAATGCACTTGACACTGAGTTTAATGTTTTCTGACCAAATACTGCAATTCCTCTTCCAGGGAAGTTTCCAATTGGGTTAATTTTATTACTGTAAAGGCTATCTCTCTGTCCTTCACTTAAACTAACTGCTGTAAACTCGCCTGTTGTTGCATTAAGATAACCTGTTGAGGTTGCGTTATTAACAACACCTCTTTGGAAACCTGCTGGTGCAAACCAAGGGAAAGCAACTGAGTCATTAAATGCAATAGTTCTAAGTGCCATATGTGATGCAGGAACCATAACTGATGTACCGTCTAGGTTTGTTGATAAACCATGTGGGTAGTAAACAGCCGCTTGTGAAGATGCACTAATAAGTCCGTCTTCTCCGTTCTCTGCGGCATTAGAGTTATTAGTTGCCCAGTTTTGAGTACTTGTAGCATCTGCTGACAATCTCATTGGAGCATCTGCAACACAGAATACCGTATCTTTTCTATTAACACTTAAAGCCAACATCTCATCTATACACTCAACATATCCTGGTGCTGAAATAATATTAAATCTATTAGTTTCATTTAGGATTTCTTGATTTGCAGTTAGTTGAGATTGCATTGCTTTAACAATTACTTTACGTTGAGCTTTACGCATCATGTGTGGTGAACCATCGTTCTTATTACCTGAGTAATCTTTCCACAAACTATTAGTTGCGTCATATTGCTTAACATTACCTACTGAAGCCATTTTGTTCCATGCTATCATACCACTTGGATATAATGCGGCATTAGGAAGTCCGTTAGCAGTACTTAGTAAAGCACTACTTGAACTTGCTCTAAAGTCTCCAAATAAGATACCATCGCTAGTAACTTGGTCGGCATTATCAACTAATACCCAAGCACTTGCGGCTGATCTTTTGTAGATTTTAGGGAAGTTTTCAAGGTCACTACTGTCGATCCATAAATCTCCAGTTGATAAACCTGTTGTACCATCGCTTTGTAGTGTTGGTGCTGAAGCGGCAAACTGTACATCACTTGAATAGGTTGCCCATGTTCCAGCATTTTGATATAACATATCAATGTTTGTATTAGAAACATTGTTGTCGTACCATAATGTACCTTCTACTGCGGCGCCTGTAATAGCATTATCAGATGCTTCATAACTTAAAGTCTTGAAGTTAGATGTTGTACCAACTGCTATGTTAATGTCAGTTGAGTCATACCCTGCAACATTACCTGCTGTAAATCCAATATCTTTACCATCTGAAGTTGTAACTGTAACTTTACCAGCAACATTACTTGCTACTGCTGTTGTGGCACTAAATCCTGTTGCACCGTTAATACTTGAAACAATTTCATCAACTGTTACAGCACTTACGTTTGCACCTGTAAATGTTACAGGAATATTTGCGGCACCGTTAATACTAATATTAACTGAAACTTTACCAGCATGTGTACTGAAGTTAATTCCATCTGCTAATGCAGTTGAACTTGCAACTGAATTAGTTGCACTTCCGTTATGCCTTTTAAGTGTTAGACTTGCTTCTGTTCCACCGTCTGCCCATAAATCACCAACTACTGGAGATGTATAAGTATTTGCGTATACAGTACTGGATAGTTCATCCATTACAATGTTTTCTGTTGTAAATGCACTTGTAGTTGTTGAATACTCTTTAACAATGATGTTTGATCCGTTATTAGGTGTAGTTTCCTGTAGGAATATATCACCTGTTGTTAATGCGGAAGCATCACTTTTTGTTGTAGGTATTGATAAATGACTTGCAAACTGGAAGTTTCCAGCCGAACCAGCCACTGCACTCGACCAATTACTTGAACCGATTTTGTACCATGCATTTGCTATTTTTTCATAAAAGTCAACTGTTGACTTTGTTGCACCTGTACTAGTGTAGTAAGATACACAAAAGTCACCCGTCACGCCGAAAGCCGCTTTTGGGTCACCATTGCTGTCTACTTCAGTAGCGCCAGGTTTTTTAATTGTTTTCAACACCCATGCTGAGCTCTCATACCTTTTAAGACCCCATGAAGTTAAACTAGTGTCTAACCAATAGGCTCCGTTGGCTGGTGCTTTTGTTGGTGCTGTTGAACTTGCTGAAAGTTCGTCAAGGTCTACGTCTGCTCTCAGTACATAGGCTCTGTTTGCGATACCTAAGAAACTGTAAGCGGCCAAAAGACCATATTCATTCTGTTCGTTACCGTGTAAAGGTGTTCCACCACTTGTTTTAAAGACTGGATTACCAAAGTTCTGTAGTAATTCTCTTTGTGAAGTGATTTGGTACAACTTACCGGCGGTTGCTGATGTTGTATATGCGGCTGTTGATGTTCCGTCTGGGGCCTTCTTGTCTTGTGCTGTTGCAATCACTATTAAAGGGACTGAACCAGCACCAGCGGCCGCGTAAAACGATTCATCTGATACACTTATACTTACACCAGGGCTTATTAATGTTGCCATAATGTTCTCCTTGATTTATATTAGTACTAATAATATAGTAATAGTATTTATCAGATTTGCGTATTTTAGTGTATTTACGGGTATTAGACTGTATTAGGCTGTATTATACTAATTTAAGTGTTTGCTTAAACTCGCCTGTTTTCCAGTCTCTAATTTCTTCTACTTGCTTGGCTAGGTGTTCGAGGGTTCCATTATTCTCTATAATGTAATCAACTGGGTAGCCTGCCCAATTCCATTCACTTTCGTGTACGTCTCTGTATTTTGTTTGCATTATTTTTCTACTAACAACGTTTTCGTGTGCCGTTCTTGCTATTTCAAACCATTCAGGTAGCTCTCCACGTTGTACCCAAATAACAACTCCATCCATTTCTTTAATTAAATCTAGCTCATTTCTAAAACGAGCATCACTAATAACTGTACATGGTGTATCTTCTATTTGTTTTCTTATTCTGTATTCTAAACTGTTGAGCCAAATATCTTGATCAAAATGATTTCTTAATACTTCTGTACCTAATAGTTGTAATGCTAATCTAGGAGTAAAATGTGGGACGCCTAGTTTCTTAGTCCAAAACATATCAGGCGTTTCTCTAAAGTCTCTGCTTTCAGTTGTATCGCCTTCCAGCATAGACCTTTCCCAACCAAAAATGCTGGAACATAAATCTTTAAGGGGAGCGGCAAAACTGTCATGAACACAACCACGCTCTACAAACATATTGGCTACTGTATCTTTGCCACTGCCTATAAAACCGGTTATTCCTATTAGCATTATCCTATCACAAATCCTAGAGGGGTATTACCTTCTTCAAAGTTATGTAATCTTTCTTTAAGGCTTTCTATCTCTGATTGTCCTTCTGCCTTGAGAGCGTCACCATTTAATGTTACAGTACCACCTGCACCAGGTAAACCTGATTGATATTTACTTCTTGCCTCACCAAGCATAAGTTTAGACTGTGCTAATGAGTATGCGGCTAACCAAGGACTTGCAGAAACATCTTTTAATAGTATACTTTCTGGAACAAAGTTATATATGCCAACTGCAATATCTTCTTCATGTCTGATGTTACGCAATATTTTTAAGTTTTTAGTATTCTTATTCCAAATAAAATTATACTCACTACCAAAAATACGTCCTATAGTTTCCTTGTATTGTGCAAATGCATCAAATACTGCTAGTCCACCAATTTGTCCTGCTTGTAACATATACATATTATTAAAGGCTACATCAAAAGGATCAAAGTTAGTACCGCCACCACTGTTGGTACCTATACCTCTACGGTATATACGTCTAACTTCCATTACTTCATCTGGTAAAGTATAGTCCTGTTGTCCATCTATTGTTTCAATAAACATAACACTTTCTTCAACACTACCTGCACTAAGTTGCCTGTATATTGCGAAAGCCTTATCTATTGCTACATCATAGTGTTCTCTGTCCAACTCAACGTCTACTATGCCGTCAGCCAAACGAAGTTGTAACTCACGTATGAGATCTTCTCTACTGCTATGTCCTATTTGATCTATTGCCATACTACTATTTATCGTTTTCGCAATTAAAATGCCTTTAATATGATAGTATTATCGTTTATTCTGCCGTTCATTTTGATACCAGTTGTTGTCAACTCATCAAATGATTTTGAGAATTTTGTCTTTGCATTTCCTGTCCAATTAACAATTTGCTCTTTGGGTTTACGCAAAGTCTTTTGTCTACTTAATTCCTCGTCGAAATCCTGTAATGTTGTTCCTTTAACCATAATGCCTGACCCTTGTCTATTCATTGCTCTGGGATCTTTATTACTAGCATGGTAAACACCTAACTTTCTGGTCTTAGTGTTATATATCCATACCTCATTGGCATTCACAATCTCTGTAGGATGTATACTAGCAATGCCTAACTCACTATCATTTATCTGATACTTTAGTTTTTTAATAATTGCCTCTTTACTTCTTGCTTTAGGCTTACGAGCTTTTCGTGTACTTGCATTTGTTTGTATGATTGTATCACATGCTGTATTAATAGTTTCAAAAAATGCTAAAAAGTCTTTACGCATTTTAGGTGTAAAATGACTATACCCTTCTTTAATATCAGGGTCTTGCCATTCTTTTATCTCTAGTGCTTCTTGATATGAGGCATCGAAATCGTCTTTAATTAGTTTAGCATGAGCGGCCTTTATTTGAGGGCTATAAGATACCATGTTTTTATATGGATCAAACTCTTTTATAGTAAACGTACCTTCTGTCATACAGTCAATTTTAAATTCCCAATCTGCACATAGTCTCTCTACTTGCATTTTCATTCTTTCCTGTATGCTGATAACTTTCTTTGTGGTGTCTTCTTTTTTGGCTTTCTTTTCTGCTAAAGCAATTTTACCACGTTCAACCCATTCCTCTTTTCTTTTATCCTCATAATGTTTACTAACGTCTTCTGGAAAATAGTCTAGTTTAGATTCTATAAAAAGTGAAATACCTGCACTAGAAAAACTCCAATCAGGACATCCTAATACATTCTTAATCTCTTCTGGTGTCCAACCTGACTTGTCTTTTACCCAACGTTTGGCTACAGTAACTAATTTCTTTTTAGGTATCTCTGTTCTTACAAAATATTCACAACTTCTAAATGCAACTAATTGCTCTACAGGATCAGTTATCAGCCTGAGTTTATTCCATTCGGGTTGTTTGGTAACGTATATACTTCGTTCTTTTTTTCTTGCCATGTGTGTTATCTCAGTCTTTAAATGTAGTTGGGTCTGGATTAGCATATAGCATTTGTATTGCTAATGGCCATTTTTTAAACCCTTGTATATCTTTTTTATCTTTAAGGACATCTTTTTCCTTAAAGAACTGAACAATACTTATCATTCCGACAAATTTACCTGCTTTTTCGCCTGCTTTGAACGAAAAATAAGAGTTTATCGCGATAAAAACTAAAAATATAATGTAATCTTCCATTTTAACTCCAAATTGAATATCCAGAGTATAGCACCAAACTTTAGTTTGTCAAGAAGTTTTATTTGCCTCGGCTAAAGTTTTTTCTTATATTGTGTGGTTTATCATTTTCTATAATGTCTTTCCAAACTGCTATAGTTTTATCTAATCCATCACTGAGCTCAACTTTTGGAAACCAACCAAGTCTGGTTGTAATTTTATGATTTGTACTATTAAGTAGATAAATCTCACCTGGACGTTTTGGTTTTGTATTCCAATTTACATGACCTGTCCAATTTAATTTGTCTGCAATTAATTTTACATAGTCCTTTATTTTAATTGCATTGTCTGGACCTATACAAAATATTTCGCCTGCACATTTGTCAGGATTAGTTATAACAGTTTCCCATGCATCTAATAAATCATCAATGTAAATAAAGTTTCTGTATGGCTCACCATATCCTAAATTAATCTCATCTGGATCTTTTAGCATTTGTGTAATAATTTGTTCAGTTACAAAGAAGTCATTATCTTTTCTGCCGTATGCATTAGTTTGTCTAATAGCAGTAAATGGTAATCCTAAACTTCGGTGTGCATATTCTAAATACTTTTCACAGCCATATTTTGCAACGGCGTAGGGGGCATTAGGATTAGGTGGAGTGCTTTCATTGAATGCAATAATGCCTTCTTCTTTGCCGTCTCTGATAATGTCACTGATTGGTTGCCAGCCATATACTTCCAT